GTCGCGATCGTCCACTCCTCGCCGTTCTCAAGGACCAGATCGCTCCAGCCTGGGTCATCCCCACAGGGCGACGCCTCCATTATAAATCGTATCCCGATGGCGATCGGCTCCTGATCCACGACTCCAGTGACAACACGCTTAGTCAGGATGAACTCGTCAGTCGATAAGGGCATTTATGCCTCCTAAGGGGCTTGTGCAAAAATCTGTCCGGTAGTCGCCGCTGTCAGCGTGGCACATCCAGTAGAACTAACTGCTACGACAATGCCGGTCGTGAATGACATTGGGCTATTCCACTGCCGATCCACATAACCGCCAGCCGCCACCGGCGCGCACCACATCAGACACGGACGAGCCGCAGCTGCATTGGCACAAGCGGCAACCGCACCGTTGGATGGCAGCGAAGCGGCATCGTATACGAGCACAAACCCAGCCGCACTACTAAACACAGTCAGTGAAGCCAAAGCCTTACTCGGTGAAGCGAGGACGAGGCTCGATGTCCCTGCCGTACTGACCTGTTGGTCGATCTCTACCTGGTTGAGCGGATTAGTAAAGATTTGGGCATCGGCATCGAGCGATCCACCTAACACGAAGGCCGCCGCCAGAAACAGGTGGCGCATCACGATTTGTCCTCGACCAAGTGTGGCCCTCTTTGCGGGCGAGGTATGCCAGGAAAACCGGGGATGTAGCGGTCATCGTAATCATCGCGCCCACCCGTCAAATGCGCCAACATAACCGGGAGCTGATCCACCGGGTTCATCGAGGCGTTGTTGCGGGCCAACCGCTCCCGCTCCGTATCCATCATCGCCTCGGCCTCGTCGTCGAGGGGTAGCATCTCGAGGGTAGCGTGGACCACTGGGTAGGGCGTGCCGTCACCAACGAGCGTCCCACGCTCCTCCCCAAGATGCTCTGTCTCTCTGTCCCCAAGCAGAAGTACGTCCGCTTTAAGCTCTATATTGCGCAATTGATGTGCTGCAAGCAATCTGAACTTTGCCATCATGTCCTCCTATGCGAGTCCGCCCCACTAGGGAGCCGCAGAGCTGGGAGCGGGGCGGACTCTACCCGCAGGCGCTAGCCCTTGGGGTACTGTTCCTCGTTAGGTTTGGTGGGCCTCACCTCGTCCTTGTCTGGTGCTTTGGGCGTTGCTGGTCCCGGAGCCGGGGCCGTTTGTCCGCCGCGCGTCGGCGAGGCTGCGGAGGTGTGCGATGGTTGGCGTGCTGCGCCCGGCGGAGAGGTCACGGGCGCCCTTGGAGGGATCGTCGGCGCCATCGCGGCTTCGCCTCGCTTCCCGTCCTTAAACTCCTTTTCCCACTCCCGTTCCGCTTTCTGTTGCGGTGACACCGGCTCCGAGCCCTCATCCAGCTTCTTCTGCTCCTCAGCCTGCTTCTCGTGGGCTTCGCGAGCCTCATCACTTTCCCTTCGCTCCCATGTCGGCCCGCGCCCATAGAGGCGCTGATGCACTTCACGCACCTTGTCGCGCGAAGCATCATCGAGCCCTTCCATCTGTGTGGTCGGGTCCATCTCCTTCCCATCAATGTCTTTCCAGGGAACGTCTGTGTCGTCGCCGACCTCAGTGCCCGCGTCGAGCATTTGGCCTTCGGCCAGCACGTGCGGTCCTAACAATCTGTACTTCATGGGGATTCTCCTAGTTCGGGACTGTAATACCAGGTGGGTATCCAACATAGTCCGCGCGATCGAGGACCAGTGCGGCATAGATACCCCCGGCTCCATGCGTGCCTGCCGAAACGTACTGAAGTCGGTAGAAGCGCGGCAGCGGCGCTCCAGGGGGCGGGCGCGGAATGTCCATCGGCAGCAGGTAACGGCCCGCGACCAGATCGGCCTCGAGCACCGCAGCGCTCTCGGCGTAGGTCACGTAGGTACCAGGTGTACCGGAACCGGAGTCCGGTGCGCCCTGGAACTGGACCTGAAGGCTGGTCCCACCTGTAAGTGTCGTCTTGACCACACAAAGGAGCTTTATGGCCGGATCATCGCCAATGCCCATATCGCGGGCGTTAACGAGGTCGATCACATTTGTGGACTGCTGCGTTCCGGTGGTCGGAAGGTCTACAGACCCCGCAACTCCTGCTGTCCCACTGAACTGCAATGCGCCATCAATAATCATCTCACAGCTCCTTAAACAACGCGGGCTTCGGTCGAGAGGATAGCATCTACCGTCCTCACCGGAATGCCCCTGAACATCGTTACAACGCGTCCCTGGAACTCCTGCAACGACAACAGGACGTTGGTCTTATTCATCGCCTGGAGGTCCAGATATGTCCGGACGACGCGGTTACAGTACATCGCGGTGTTGCCCATCGATCCCTGGATCTGTGGGCTATCCGAAGTCTGGATGCCCGTAGCCGCTGGAGAGGCCGTCGGAAGGCGATACAACCCTCGAACCATCCCATTGATCAGGTTCGCCGCGCTGGCACCGTTCAGCAGTGTGACGTCGATGTTGGCGAGCCGGACGTTGTAGCGCCAATCCCTCACCGCGAGCCCAATCTCCCACTTGAAGTGGTCCCTATAGGCCTGATAAGTGTTGCCGCTAGCATCTTGGACAGGCCACTCACCCATATCGCGGTGCTGAAGGCCAGTCATCTTACCTTTCGGGAAGATACCGTGAGTGGTGTTCGCGCCCCAGGTCACGATCCAGATGGAGGTGTTGGTGCCACCAGTGCCGCCCATATCCACCACATTGGCGGCGCTCTGAGCGTTCGCTGCCGTCACCGTCGAGTACCTCGGGGCGAAGCCTGTAAACCGCTCCGGGTTTACGGCCTGGTTCCCATAGATAATCGTGGAGGCGATCTGCTGGTTCATCCCCTCGAGGAACGCAACCACTTCCGATCCACGGAACTCACTCGTATTCCCGTTCAGATCGGCGATGTCCTTATCGACCAGAGCATACGCCTCCAGATTCCCGCAGGTGTCGATGATCGGCGCGGTGGTCGATTTGGAGTTCGGGACGCCGTAATTGAGCAAGCGCCACGTTGCAGTCGGCAGACCGGTCCTCACCGTCGTCTTGTGGCCGGTGGGCAGGTTGCCTTCCAGCACCAACATATCCAAGAGGATCTCGTTGGTCTGCGAGAGCAACTCGATGATGGTGCCGATGCGATAGCCGTCCTCAACCCGCTTTGCCCAGTCGGCGTAGGTTAGGACGGTTGTTCCAAGTACTGCCATGTTTCAGATCCTTATTGAAGTCGTGGTCCGCCAGTATGCGGCCCGCTTGGGCCGTAGATGGCTTCGCCAACAGTGGTAGGCCGTTGCATCGTCTGCGACGGTGTTCCGCGTACCGGACCCCCTTCGGACAGGGCTTTTGCCCACCGTGCCAGGGTCCGTACTATCGCTGGGTGGTTTCCCGCGCCGGTAAATGCTAGTGCCTCGCGAAACTTCGGATCAGACAACTCAGGATCGCTTGCAACCTTGGAAAATGTCTGCAAGACTTCTGAGAGCTTGTCGCCCCCGATTTCCTTGTCGGCCCGTACCTCCGCTTGCCAGTCCGAGTTCTGCTTGTCCCAACTCGCTTGAAGCTTTTGGTTGGCAGCTTGGACTTGCTTCGCGGCCAAGTCAACTAGGGTTTGTGCTACAGGCCCGGTCAAGCCGTGCTCCTTCGCAATGTCCGCAAAATCACCAAAGAGGGCGTCATCTCGCGACAATCCCTCCGGGATGGTGAGCTTCTCAATGTCGAACGGCTCCGGTGCCGCAGGCGGCTCGGTCCCGAGAACCGACGGGGCTGGCGCCTCAGGCGCTTCCGGTTCCGTCGTCGTCGTCAGGGTCTCCGTCACTATCGCCGAAGCCTCTGGTGCCGATTGCGCCTGGTCGCTCAACTTCCATCTCCTTTAACATCTTGAGATACATATCGTGATTGGCCTGCATCGCCTCGGCTTGCAGTCTGAGGCCGATAAAGCGCGATCCCTCCCGGAACGCTAAGCTGAGGGCGTTGGACACGCCAAAGGTCGCCCAAACATTGCACTCAGCCATGAGATTGTAGAGCCATCGACGCCCGGCAGGTTCGCCTAAAAAACGCCCCAATGCCTGCATCTCCGCGACTCTTTCAGGCGTGAGCTTGATCTTAGCCACCGCTGCCTCCACCCAACATCAACTGGAGGGCATTCGCCCCGCCACCCACATCCGTCTCACTGAGCGTCTTCGCGCCCTGTGCAGCGGTAGCGGCCATCTCGACGGCCTGCGCGGCCTGTTGTTGTGCCGCTCGCGCTTCACGCGCCGCCGCTGCATCCTCGTCTCCCACCACAATCTTCGGCGACACGCCCAGCGCCGCTGCGTATTCATCAATCGTCTGATCCGGGTTCAACTTGTCGAGGATGTCTGGGATAACCGCCGCGAGGTTACCGGCGAAGCCCCACAACTTCTCGATCCCGGCAGTCGCAATGCCCTTCTGTGCCATCGCCAGCATCGAGATGTAATCGACCTGGATGTTGGTTGGTGCTCCGCGCAACGACGCAGGTGGGGGCGGTAGCAACTGGCCGCGCCACATAATGCCCCATACCCGATCAATCCCGCTCCCAAGCCCTTCATGGGCCGACTCTATCCTCTCCAGCACCGGACCCAACAATACCAGCTTCTCTTCGCGGCGCGCATCGATCTCGGTCGCTGTCCGCACCGTCTGCAGATCGGTGATACCCGTGAAGAGGTCGTTGTGGAAGGTGATCTTGATGCGCTGCTGGACTTCGCGGATATCCTGCATCATCTCAGCGATCGGTGGCATGATGGTGTAGATTGGGCGTGCGCCCTCCCGGTCGCGGCCTAGCCCCGAGACGTAGGTCATCCCACCCGGCAGCAGGCTCATCGGTTGGTTCTTGAGTTGGACATCGGCCAGCATGGGCGGGTTTACCATCTTGTCGATGGCCTGTGCTTTGCGCAAAGTTTCCTTTTGGAGCTGTTTGATGTCGCCCAGCGCATCCATACCAGGGCTGCGCCCATAGGGATCGTTTGACTGGACGTCCCATCGCGGGGTCATACAGGGCCAATCATAAAAGCCCCGGCTTCGCAAAAGAGTGTTGTTCGGGGAACCGATCTCCCAATAGACCTCACGGAACGGGAATTTCTTCGGGACCATCGAGAAATCGCCGGTATTGCGCTCGATGATGTGGCCGATCCGCTTCTCGTGCGACTTCATCGAGCCCTGCTCATAGCCCCGGCGCACCTCCGGCGATACCTTCTCTTCCCCAAACTCCTCAACCATTTGACAGTAAGTCAACACAAATTCGCGGGCGACGGTGCCGACCTCGAGGTTGTTGTTGAGATCGAAGAAGAACTCGCCCAGGCACGGATTGAAGCAGTGAATGATGTTGTCATAGTTCTCGTAAACGATGATGCACGCGCTGCCGAACACCACCAGGTCGAAATACATGATCGCCATCGACTGGTAGAAGTTTGATGACTGGAAGACGGTCATCATCCTTCGTTCACAGTCACTCAACCAGCTTTGGACCTCGTAATCTTCCTCGTAGCCCTCGATGCGGAGCTTGAACCAGGGGCGGGTAGGGCTGGTTATGCCGTTCATCATCCCGCTCGCGAGCGTACGCGCCGCGAGTGTGCCGGTCGAGTCGATTATGTTCGTGTTGATGTCGGCTCCGCGCGACCGATCATTAGCGGTGATGAGCCACTTGTACCGCCTCGGAAGGATGTAGCTCGATAGGTCTCGCCAGTGCAAATACCAAGTCATTCGCACCGTGCGGAGCGACTCTATCCGCTCTTGCGCATATTTACGATACGCTTCGCTCATTGGCCCAACAGGACTTTATTGCGCACAGTACCGCCACTCGTCCCCAGCGGCCCGGTCAGGATGGTATCTGAGAGGGTGCCAAAGCGGCCTATGTTCGTGTTAGGGCGCACACTTGCCTGTGCAGCATAGGTTGGTGGAGACGCTGGCGGCGGTGGCGGGTCTGGTGGGCGGGAAGACCTGCTCCCTCCTCCAAACATCACTCATCCTCCTTCGGCTCTTCACGCTCGGCGCGCTCCCAGAACTCCTGGTCGCGCCCTTCCGGCTCACCGGCCGCGCGCCACAGCCAATAGGCTCGCTCCAGTACCCGGCGCTCGCGTTCAGTCATATCTTCGCTCATCGTACCACCGCCCAGGTCGGATCATCGGCCCACGGAATCGCTATGCCGCTTTCCAGCGTCTTCGCCGCAATCGTCTCCTCGCAGCGGTCCCAAGCTTCCTCGCCGCCGGGCTGGTCGGTGACAAACGACAGGGCCGTACGCGCCTCGTTGTAGTAGTTGATCGGCAGGCCCCAGTAGCCTATCTCGATCTCTCCATTCAGCCTGCCGGTTTGTTTCTGGGCCGACCACCCGGTGAGCACTTCGTCCCAGGACTCGAACCATGCCGCGCCTGTGCCTGCTTTCTTCATATCAGGCACAACATATTGCCCGCACAGTTGCGGCGGGTATCCCTCCGTGCCGAACTGTCCGATGACGTGCGGCGCCACCCAGGCGAGCAGGTCATCGCATGGAAAACCAAGTTCCCGGCCCCGCCCGAGCGCGGCGATGCAAAACATCGTCATCCAATGTGAGTTGGCCGAATAGGCCACGGTAGTGTTGTAGTAGACCGGATCGGTGGCAGCGTAGCCGCCTGCCCCTGCCCACCATCGGCAGGGCGGCGGGCCATGCCCGCTCCATCCGTCGCCGGTTGTGCCGATGGGCTTCGCGCCGAACACATGCTGGACGCTCCCGGCGAACTCGGTGTCGTTGATGTGCCGCTGCCCCTCGTCCTTTGCTATGGCTTCGTCGACCATCTGCTCGAACACCTCCCGGAGCGGATCGGTGTCGGGCAGCAAAGCAGCGGCATTGAACAATGTTCGGTACATCCAGCCCATCGCTCGCGTCTGACCGTCGCCATAACAGGTCATGTTAGAATAATTCCGGTAGCCCGGATTGCCCCACAGTGAGTTGCATCCCTGCCACATTTCGAGGCCGTCGAGAAAGAACGGATCTCCGGTCATCAGGTACGGTATAGAGAACGGGTCGGGGTGGTGCGCGATGTCCGACTGCCAGTTGTTTGGAACGCCCGGGTCGATTATGACGACAGCATCCTCGACGCTCCCGGAAAAGCGGGCATCGAGGAACCCATAGGTGCCACGGGTGTGGCAGTGGATAGTCCTGCCGAAATTGGCCTTCGTCGGGTCGCCCTCGCGGATGTGACGTTGCCACCAGCCAGCCAGCTCCGCTTGACCCAGCATGATCTCGCGGTCGCGCCAGTCGCCGCTCAGCAACGCTGAAACGTTCCACGACGGATTGAGGCCGATGTCCAGCCGTCCGCCTGTGGTCGGCATGCTGGGTTGCCACCAGCCTGCACCGCCGATGGCGCGGTTTGTAGTCAGCCAGTTCGCGTAGTGGGCCTCCGATGTACTGGGCGGGATCACCACGGCAGGGTCGTAGTTCGGCACCAACCCGGTCTGCGCGAGGTACGCGATGTTGTGATGCAGGTTGACCTTGGGTTCCGGGGCTGCGCCCCACCACGCTGTCCGCGACCACCGCGTGGCGGGCAAATGCGCGATATTGTGTTGGCTGTACACCCCTACCCCACCCACCGTGAGGTCGAGATCATAGGTCTGCACTTCCATCGCCTCGGTGTTGCCGATCTCGCCGACAAACCGCGTAAAGACTTTGTTTAAAGTGGGCCACACGGTAACGACAAACCAGGGATGAAACGGTCGGTGGCTGCTCCAGCCGATGTCGTAGATGCGCGCCGCCGAGCGATCACAACACACATACGTCTGCGCGATTGGTCCCGAAGTCCATAGTGAGTACGCTCCGCCTTGCAGCATCTCCCAGGTGCTGGCAAATCTTGTAGAACCTCCCACCGGGTTGGTCAGTATGATCCTGGCATCGTAATCCGCTGGAGGGTCGGACGGCGCGTTGTTGGCGGCACCATTGACAAACTGCAAGGTGGCCGGGACATCCGGCAGCAGCGACGGCACCACCGCTGCCAGGATCGCGCACTTGACTGATCCGTCGCCCCAGCGGTTCTTCACATCGCACTGCGTTGGGATCGCGCCGCCGTCGAGCACGATCTCGGCGTAGTCGGCGATCTCGCCCTCCACGAACGCGCGGGCGAACTGGAGCGGGTAGTCGAGCACCACCGCGCTCGACAGGTTGACTAGGGTCATCGTGTTGTCGCTGCTCGGCGGTTCCGGCTCCGGCTCCGGTTCCGGTTCAAAATCACGATCCCAAGCAGTTAGAACCTGTGGTGAGTGCAGTGCCTCGTTGCCCTGCTCGGCGATAACTGTAACGTAGTATCGACCAGTAGGAACTTTCGCCGCCAGCATCAGCAAACCATCCACAACACCAAAGAGGGCGGCATCCAGCCCGCCAAGCGCCAGCGTGCCGCTGAATGGCCCGTCCCGCGTCTCGACTAGCACACTCGCGATGACATCACCTGGCTGGGCATCTGCTGGGAAGCGTATGGGCGTCACAGTGATATCGAGCAACATTTGTGATTGACTCGTTGAGGGCGGTTTGCTGCGGTTCATTTTGCAGCCTCATCCATCAGCCGTTTGACGGTCTCGCACGGTTCCAGCACGCTCAACAGCTTACCATCGCTGAGCCACACGATGCAGCGCACCTCTCCAGTCACCAGCTTGTTCTGCGGGCTGGTCGGCGCCTTCGAGTGCATCGATGTGATGTGCGAAGGCGCCACCGCGACCTCGCCGCCATCGATCCTGTGCAGGATCATCAGGGTCATACTGGCGGCGAGCGCGGCGGGGCTCATGTCACGGTCACCGCATATTGCCGCGCCCTTGCCGCGCCGATCGCCTGCCAGAACGCCGCCTCCCGGGGACGGCCCTTGGACGCGATGTACATCGGGGCCTGCGGCGGCTGTGACGTGCCGAACCTGGTGCCGGTAATCGAGCCGCGCGCGTTGCCGGGGTAAAAATCGACCTCGGGGTTGTGGATGCCGTCGAGCGGCAGGTAACAAACACAATTGGCCGGCGCGATCATCATCGGGTGGACGCCGGCTGTAAGCATTTGTGCCTCGGTCTGCCCGAGTATTACATTGTCCCAGATCGCGAAATGCGCCAGAAACCCGTCCCAGACCCGGTCGTTAAAGGGGGTGGTGTTTCCCACATTGTACGGGCTGGCGCCGGGGGCGACCAATGTCAGCGCCGTGGACGAATTGATCCCGGAGTACCCGTTCCAATAGTTAGCTGCCGCCGTGGCCGCGCCGGACGACTGATCGTGGGTTAGCAGGAAGTGGTTCCACACATTCGCGATGCCTGCCGTGCTGCCGGGGCCTGCGGCCGGCGGAATCAACTCCCAGTTAGCAGTCTTTACTCCCGCCGCATTGCACCTGCCATAAAAAAAGCGTCCGAGAAAGTTTGCCCAACAACATATTTCAGAATTATTCTTGAAGAAGAGATTGCCGAGGCTGCTGCCGCCGTTCCCGGTGCGGTAAAACCATATGGAATAGCTTCGCCTGTCGCTGCCGGAACTGGTAAGCCCGGTCAGCACGCTGTCGGTCGCACCGACGCCGTTGATTCCAAATCCGCGCGACATCAGACGAACTGGTAGTTGGTGGTGCAGTAGGAGAGGATGTTGCCCGTCGCAGCCATCGCAACACCCAGGGAGTTGTAAAGCACCGGGCGCCAAAGCCTGCGCGGCAGCTGGATCAGGGTTCCCTGCCCGTCCGGGCGAAAGAACGTCCCGGTTACGGTGGCCGCCCCGGTCGCCAGGGTGCCGATAAACCCGACAAAGAAACTGGCTGGCGGCGGGCCGCCAGCGCTCGCCGCGAATCTCCCGTCGCCGTAAGTGCTGCCGTCGCCATTCACCGGGTACAGGTACAATGCCAAATAGGGCGCCCCGGCCTGCGTCGTGGAACCTCCTCCGACAAACGAGAACTCGGTGAATATGTCGAGGTTGGTGCCGTTATCGACCGTGGGGCCTCGGATCGCGTTGCCGTTGCCAAGTGCGTTGAGCTCGGTCGTCATCAACGACACAAGCGGGCCCTG